ATAAAAAAAAGAAAAAAACAAAAAAGGGGGGGGGGGGGGAAACCCCCCGGGGCCGGGCTTTTTGCTTCGGTACGCCATGTGGTTTAATTACCGCATAGTAGTATGTATTATTTTGTCTTTCCTTTGCCGACCGCAAAATTTATATTGTATTCTTTACAAGCTTTTTCAAGCTTCTTAAAATCGCAAGAAATGCCTGTTAGAAATTTGTTCTTACTACTCACAACATCGAAGTATGTCATTTGTGCGTGGTTGATAATGTCTGCTTTCATACGATTGCAGGTTTCCACTTGGTGCTGTAATAGTCTTTTATATTTTTCGTCTTCTTCGGCGGAAATATCAAAATCAATTAGAGCATCTTTATGCACAGGAATCATATTATTGAATCCCAGCAAACCGTATCTCCCATTTTTTAATTTTAAAATATGTTTTCCGGGCTTGATTTTCGCGTGATTCTCTTTCGGTGACTCCATTGGAACGAAGTAATTAAATCCGCCGAATTTAAACACTACTCCAACGTAAGGTCTTCGAGCATTTTTGTTGTATTGAACTTTATGATCTCTGCTATGAAGATAACGTATATAATGATCGCTTACTTTGTAAATATGTAAATTTTCCATTTAAACTCCTTGCACCCATAGTTAATGGCGAGATAGACTGTCCATCTCGCCATTTTTAAGTCCCTACTTACGGCAAGGGATTTCCGCTTTTTTAAGTCCCAACTTACGGTATGGGATAACCGCTTTTTTAAGTCCTGCTTTTACGGCGCAGGATCTCCGCTTAGATGTGGGTGACAATGGCACAACCATTATTCACGTTGATGTGGATTGCTCCACGCTTATTATTATACGCAGAAACATTGAAAAAGTAAACATACAAAATATACAAAAAAATATAAAATTTTAAGGGTAAATATAAAAATATATTTGAATGTTTAAAATATTCTTGTTGTCGGTGCTTACAATGACGCAGCTCCCGGTCTGACCGAGAGCCACAAGAAGAAATAGGATATAGAGCCGGAGGCTCTTTATTGCATTATAGCACGATTCTTTATATAATTGCAAGAGAAAAAAACGCAAAAAGATATTGACTTAAACGGCGATGCGGCTATAATATCAAAGTGTGCTAAGATGACTTGTGATATTTTAGGTTGTATTTAACAACTGACGCACAACTAACAAACAAGCCTCGAAAGCCTTATTTTTCAAGGATTTAGTGTTATCCGCACCATAACACTACAACTCTTGAAACTCAATGTTTTCAAGGGTTGTATTCATTTTAAAGTGCTTGAAAATGGGCTGCTTTTGACTCTACAACTAACAAACAACTAACACGCAACTAACAAAATCAAATCAGATTTACCTCTCTGAGTAAGGTCTGAATCTCCACATGGGTATAAACTTTTTCAGTGATGTTCATTATGGACTTGTGACCGACGATTTTCTTGAGAATTGTCTGATTTGCATTCGCGGCAACCATGAGAGAAATGAATGTATGCCGTGTTTCGTGCGGAGTGTGTTTCATGTTCAACTCGCTCATCAGCGGAAACCAATAAGCTCTGACGAAGTTGTCGTAGTTTAACTTCTTACCGTCCTCTGTGCATACGGCATAGGGGCTTTTTGATTTTTCCATGAAGTTGCGCCAAAAGGGGAGAACCTTATCGGCAATAGGCACGGCTCTAACACCTGCTTCGGTTTTGGAATGTCTCACATTGAACCACTGCTCATCAAGGTGAACATCTTCTTTTTTGAGATCGAGCAGTTCGGAAATTCTGACTCCCGAATATATGAGTATGAGTATCATTGAGATGTATTCATGCTTATCTATCAAACTCCATAATAAAGCGACTTCATCTGTTGAAAATGCCGCCCTCGGTTTAGACTCTTCTTTAGCGGTAATTTTCACTTGCTCTGCATAGTTCTTTTTTATAGCATCATGACTTATACACCAGCGATATAGCTGGTTGAACAGGATCCGAATTCTTTTCTGCATTTGATATCCGGCAGTACAGGAATCTATAACATCCTGCATATGAGACGGGCGTATGTCTGACATATGCATATCATAGAGAGAGGAACAGTGTTTATAAGCCGCACTGTAATTTCTCGTGGTTGAGCGGTTCGATTCATCGTCGAATGTGTCATTCCACCAACGCTCGTATATCTCGGAAAATGTTACCTTTGAAAGCTGCAAATCATATGGATTATCATTAAACGCGGCGAGGGCTTGCAAGGCTTCCGCTCTTGTTCGATAGTACCCGATGTTGGCGTATAATTGTTTCCCGTTATCGTCCCACCCGATAGTTCGGCGAGCGATATAAGGCTTTCGTCTGTTTCCTGATAATTTATATACTGAACCATATCCATTAGGTAAACGCATAAAAATACCCGCTTTCTGTTATTTTACTTGCCATTAACAGAGCGGGGTGATATACTATTAAATATATCAACTCACTCTTTGGTAGGCGTGTTTTGGTATGCGAGCCCTCGGTGTTCCAGCACCGGGGGTTCTTTTAATTTATTTCACGTATGAGCAGGCGAGGAACGCCGAGAATGTGGTACATCTCTAAATCCGCACCGTGAAGCTCTTTCGGTTGATACTCGGGATTTATCGGACTAAGTCTTACCATGTCATCTGAAATATCGACGCGTTTGAGTGTAGCGCATTCCCCATCGTAAATGACTGCTCCGACATCACCGTTGTGATCAATATAATTTTGCTTCAATATAAGAACTTTGTCTTTCTCGTGGTAGAGCGGATACATCGAATTGCCGCGAACTTCCAAAACGAAGAAATCTTTTTTATCTCTACCTTTCAGATAAGCCTTCGGAACTTCTACAACCGCGCCGCTCCAATCTTCGACTGCGACTTCTTCGAATCCCGCCGCAATGCAACCAAGAACCGGAAAAGTAACAACATCATCTGTAATGTTTGGTGAGACAAGGTTAAGCGGTTTCATTGGAACATCAGCGCCCATTAACCACGGAATAGATACATTTAAAATTTTTGATATTTCTTCAGTTCTTCTTTGCTTTGGTGCGTAGATTCCTTTTTTATAATTACTTATTGTGGCATCAGCGACATTCAACGCTCTCGCAAGTTCCGCTGCGGTCATATTTCTGCGTTCTAAGGCTTCGTTTAATCTTTCTGCAAAGCTTGGCATATTAATCACCTCGTCTATACAATATCACAAAGCCAACGAAAACGCAAGTAAAAGTGAAAAAAACTTTTGAAAAACTTGTGAAAAGTATTGACTTGTGAAAACGCAAGTAGTATAATTGAACCAAAAGGAGGTGAAAGTGATAATGTATGATTACTCAAATCTGCTCGGCGCAATGAGACAACGAGGCATAACGCAGAAAAGCCTTGCGAAAAGCGTCGGAAAGAGCGAGGCGACGATTAATCGCAAGCTCTGCGGTGCAAGGGAGTTCACGCAAAGCGAAATGTTCAAAATACTTGAGATTATAGGGGAACCTATAGAAAAAGCCTCGTTTTATTTTTTTACTCATTGACTTGTGAAAACGCAAGTTGATAAACGAGATGAAAGAAACTCCACACTTGACACAAACGCTCTTTGCCTGCTCCTGTTGCTTCGGAAAAGCAAACAACACCCGAGGAATCGTCTCGGATGTTGTTGCCGGTTTTATTTACCTGTTCTGACTTGCAGTGGGGCAGTCTCAGCGCAATAGGTTTCACCTAAACGCATCAAGCGCGCCTGAGACCGATTCATCTGCGTTTTTTAACGTGCTTCCCTGCACGGGATGATGAACCCTTTTTGCGAAATCCCACACCGACAACGTTCTGCCGGTTCTTAGTTCAGAGCTTCACTTCGGCGGACACCGTCCGCACATGGAACGCCTTCCGCATCGGCTACTCTTCCGGAGCAACAGGAACAGGCAAAGTCAAAAGTTTGGTCAATGTAACCAACCCCTCTCTGCCACAAAAGGCGAAAACAGTATAGCAAGAAAATGAAATTAATGCAATAAGAAAGGAGATGAGACTATATGGTGTTAGGTAAAATCTGCTTCGCTGTTAACACTGTATGTTTGGTTTTTCAAATTATCCTTGTGCTGCGTGCAACTGTGAATGCCGAAAAAAGAGAGAATCGCAAGAACACCGACTATAATTCCAATAATCCGATCGACTTTATCAGCCGAATTCCAGAAAGCCG